TGCATCTTTTATTTCTTCCAATGAAAGTCCACCACCTAAGCCCAAGAACGATTTGCTTTGACTTATCAACTGTAAGACTGGTATAAATCCTCCCAATGCAGTTGAAACACCTTCACCCCAAGCTTTGCTAGGAACCTTTGTTACATCGAATACACCAGTATTCTCGGGTGAGTTAAAGTTTTTAGCAGCTTGTATAATACCATTTGAGACAACAACAATAGCATTAGAAAATTCTTCTGGTCCGATACCTCCACCACCTAGCATTTTGAATATGCCGTTCTTTACTAACATTGCATATACAGGTGAGAAAGCACCAATTGCAATACCTACACCCTCTGCCCATTCTTTCTTAGGACCATCTTCAAATTTAGATTGTGCTAGATTGATAGAAGCTGTTTTGATACCTGCAGATACAGATTCAATAGCTTTTGCAAAATCATCTGGTCCAATTCCACCACCCAAAAACTTGAATATTCCATTTTTCAATAACATTCCATATACTGGTGAGAAGGCACCGATTGCAATACCTACACCTTCTGCCCATTCCTTTTTAGGACCACCTTCGAATTTTGCACTAGATAGATGAATGGATGCAGTTTTTATTCCTTTTGATACGGTCTCGATAGCTTTCGAAAAATCTTCGGGACCTATACCACCACCTATGAATGGGAACTTGTTTGCGATAAGCATTGCATAAACTTTACCGAACGCACCTATTGATAGACCTACACCTTCTGCCCATTCTTTCTTAGGACCACCCTCAAACCTACCAGTTGATAATGTATCAGCCGCAGTTTTTATACCCTTTGATACTGTTTCGATAGCTTCAGAGAACTCAACAGGACCTATTCCACCACCAAACATCTTAGCTATTCCATTGGCTAATAACATACCATAAACTTTACTGAATGCTCCGATGGCAATACCAACACTCTGTGCCCACTCTTTCTTTGGTCCGCCTGTGAAATTTCCACCTGCTAAAATTTTAGCAGCGGTGACTATACCCATTGATACGGTTTTGATAGCTTCTGAGAATTCCTTTGGACCTATTCCACCTCCTCCGAAAAGTGACATTATGGCATTTGCCATCATCATTTTGTATACAGGCATAAATCCACCCAAAGCCATTGCTACTCCCATAGACCACTTAGCTGTTGGTCCACCATCATATTTACCTTTATCTAAGATAAGAGATGAGTCAACTATTGCTTGAGCGATACTAAGTACTGCTCCAATACCAGCTGCTATCGCTGCCGCACCAACTCCAAAACTTGCTAGTATGACTGTGCCTAGAGCAGCGGCTGCGGTTCCGAATATTGTTAGAGAAAGACCCACACCCAACGCCCATTTGTAATCTGGATATTTAGTGTATTTACCATTTGCAAGAATCATATCAGCAGCCACGATACTAGCCGCGATAGTCAATATGGCTGCTAATCCAGCGGCAATAGCCACTCCTCCGATTCCAGACATTACAATAGAACCTAAAACTACAGCAGCTATACCAAATGGTATCATTGCTGCCGCAACCGATAAGGTCCATTGGAGACTTGGGTATTTGGTATATTTTCCTTCAGATAATATTAAAGAGCTTAAATAAATAGTACCAGCTATAGCTAAGATACAAATACTACCTGTTATAACTTGTCCTATGCTTGTTATCTTTGTTATTAAGAAACCTAATGCTCCAAAAATTCCAATACTTATTGCTGTCGATAATACCCAATTAAAACTTGGATATTTAGTGTATTTACCTTCGGAAATTATTAGAGATGTCAATAATATCGTTGTGGCTAGTGCGACAATTGAGATACCACCTTTTATAACTTGAGAGGTTGTTAACTTTAATTTTTCTAAGGCAAAAATTGCTCCACCGAAGACAACCAATGAGATTGCAGTAAAGAACACCCAACTAATTGATGGGTATTTATTGTATTTTCCTAAAGACAATAACAAAGATGATGCTACAAGTGTACCAGCGATGATTAATAGATTTACTGCACCATCAAACATTTGGTTCTTTTTATATTTCGATAAGAAATTTAATGTAAATCCTAAAGATATACCAATAGCAGCTAATGTTACGGATAAACCGATTGCAGTCATCAATTTAGAAAATGGAACAACCTTTATGTCCGCAAATATGTGGGAAGCAACCCAAATAACACCAGCCATTGCAATCAATAAAAATGGTACAATAGCCATATCCGATTTCTTAACTCCTTGCATAGCTTTAGTTATAAAAGGTATGGCAAATGATATCGGTATAAAAACTATGGCTATCAATATGGCGGTGAATGCTTGGAATAAACCAATAGGTTTAATCATTGCAAAAAGGAAAGATGACGCGGTTATTGCAGCCGAAATAGCTACAAGAACAATCGGTAACATGGCAGCTATGACAACAGCTTTTGTTGCTGATATTTTTGACATCCCATCCAATAATTTACCCAAACCATAACTCACTGCTGCAAAAACCGCAGCTATTAATATGGCAGTTATTGCTTGGAATAAGCCGATTGGTTTTACCGCACTCAATAAATAAGATGATCCAACAATGGCTGCAGACATAGCAACTAAAACTATCGGTAATAATGGTATAAACAATACCGCTTTTGGAGTTAATTTACTTAGTCCAATTAACAACTGTCCCAATCCGTAAGAAACAACTGCAAATACACCTGCAATCAATATGGCAGTGATAGCTTGGAATAAACCTATAGGTTTAACACCACTCAAAATAAACGATGAGGCGGTGATTGCAGCAGAAATTGCAACCATTATGAATGGTAGCATCGGTAAAACTATCAATGATTTACCAGTGATTTCGCCCATTCCCGATAATAGTTTTCCTATACCATAAGAAAGTACAGTAAACATACCAGCAATCAATATGGCCGTAACCATTTGAAGCAATCCAACTGGTCTCACACCAGATAAAATAAATGACGAGGCCAATACGGCTAAGGATATTCCTACCATTACTAACAATAGTGTACCAGCTCTTTTTGGTGTGAGTTCCTTGGCTTCTGCTAGTTTAGAAAATGCCACCGCTAGAACGGATATGGCAAGACCTAAAGCTAATACCGAAGCAACATTAACACCACCGACTATTTTCAATGCCAACCCTATTGCAAGAACTCCAGCTGCGATAAGAATTATTAATTTAACTCCACTTGAGATTTTTTTCTTTTCATTCTCATCCCCAACCTCACCGAACAGGTTGCTCTTTTCCTTACCTTGTTTTACAATTGTAGATGGTTCATTCTTCTTCTCATATTCAACATCTACAATAACCGGTTTTGGCTTTGGTATTTCTGGTAAAGTTGGCTTAGTAAATCCTAGTTCTATTTGAGGAACTTTAGGGACTTTTGGTATTTCTGGTAGAGTTGGTTTAGTAAAATCTAAATTAATCTTAGGTAATTTTGGTAAACTAGGTAACTTTGGTAAAGTTGGTTTTTTGAATGAAAAATCGAGCTTCGGTAACTTAGGAAGATCTATCTTCGGTAAGGTTGGTTTTTTAAATGAAAAATCAAGCTTCGGTAACTTTGGAAGGTCTATCTTTGGTAATGTTGGCTTATTAAATTCAAAATTAAATTTTGGAATTTTTGGTAAATCAAATTTTGGCAACGTTGGCTTATTAAATTCAAAATTAAATTTTGGAATTTTCGGTAAATCAAATTTTGGTAAAATCGGTTTTTTAAATTCAAAATTAAACTTTGGAATTTTTGGCAAATCGAATTTTGGTAAAGTTGGTTTGTTAAAAGAGAAATCCAACTTTGGTAACTTTGGAAGCTCTATCTTTGGCAACGTCGGCTTACTAAATAAAAAATCCAACTTTGGTAACTTAGGTAACTCAATTTTAGGAAGAGTAGGTTTGTTAAAAGAGAAATCTAACTTTGGTAACTTAGGTAACTCAATTTTGGGTAGAGTAGGTTTGTTAAATAGGAAATCCAACTTTGGTAACTTTGGAAGGTCTATCTTCGGCAACGTTGGTTTGTTAAAAGAAAAATCTAACTTTGGAATTTTCGGCAAATCAAACTTTGGAAGAGTAGGTTTATTAAATCGAATATCAATTATTACCATTTTTGGTGGTAATGGTATCTCAGGAAATGGTCCGATTTTTGACAACTGGATATCCATTTGTGACTGCCTAGATAACAATAGATTAGTTGATGAGATAATTCTCTTCAAAGATTCATTAATTTCGACCGAAACTTTACTTATGTCTTTGAATACATTCTGTTTTGATAGACTTGTTATTGTTTTTTCTCCAAATTCTATAAAGGATTTGACTGATTTGCTCAGTTCGTCAAACTTTTTGTTGAGATCTTGGCTCATCAAAGCCTTGCTTGTATCCGCTTTAGGTTTATCTTTAGATTCGAGTGTTTTGGAAAGTTCTTCCAATCCGAGAGATAAATTATTTAATGCTTGGAGTAGTTTCTTATCCATCAAAAACTTTAAAATATTATACTATATATAATAATAAGAAAAGTCTTTAATATATATTCTATGGTTACGGAAAGTAATATAAGTATAAAAAACTCTACCAGGACATTGAAAGATCAAGAGTTAAATTTGATTTTGCAAAAAATACAAGAGGGTAGGTTTATTTCTGAATCTGAAAAACTATTTTTAAAAAACTTTGATTCAATTTCTGATGGGGAATTATTGGATTTTTCACACCTTTCGAAAAATCAAGTATTCGAAAAGATATGTAATCTATTGAATGCTAATAAAAAAATCATTTGTAATCTTTATGACAAGGATGGTAAAATTGACGAACAAATTACCTCAATCACAAATGATTTCGAAAGTGAATGTTGTATATTATTTTTTAAACATGGTTCTAAATATAAGATATGTGATAATTTTTTATATAAACTGACTTATAACTTAAAAAAAGATTTTTATTCATTAGAATCTAGTGGTGAATTCTTTGAAAAAATAGAAAAATCAAATGATTAAAAAGTGGAATAAGTTTTACGAAGCTATAAGTGGTACGGAACTTTTTGGTAAAGATATGGGACCAAACTTTGGAGCCCAAGAACTCCCTAATAGTTTGGATAGTTCCGACACTACTACAATAGAGGGCATAGATGGAAATTTTTATACATTAGACCAATTTCAAGATGTTTACAATTTATATTTAAAAATGGGTGGTAAAGAAAACCTTTCTGATTACAATAAAAAAAATCTAGATATTTTATTATCTTTTTTAGAACTTTAATTTTTCATTAATATAAAAAAACCCCCAATCTCTTGGGGGTTTTTCTTTTTTATCTGATTCTTATTAAGCGAATCCACCAGCTTCGATAGCTCCAGTTCTAAGTATAGTAATGTTATTAACAATAATACCCATACCTTTGATTGGCTCAACATAGGTATCAATAACACCGATTTGTCTGTCGATTAGGTCAGGTGTATTGTTCTCTTCGTCACACTTGTTAAAGTAGTTGTAAAGACCTTGTCTTGCTACGTAGCTTTCACAGATGACATCAGCTTTCAATTTGATTTCAGCTCTTACATCTGGTGTATTGAACTTCCACTGGAAGTCAAGTAACATATCTCCAAGTTCTCTTTCAAGTTCGATTAGAACTTCTCTTACGTGGATGTAAGAAAGAGCTGATTTGTAAATAGTTTGTGCAGTATTCTCAGTTTCGATTACAAAACCTCTGTTTCTCTTGAACACGATTGGGTTCATTTGAGCTAGGTTAAGATTTTCTAAGTCTTGGAAACTAAAGTTAGTTTCAACACCTTGAATACCCAATACTCTACCATTAGTTACACCAGCTGCGATAGTCCAAGGAAGGATGGATGTAGTCAACTGTAAGAACTTTCTCATATACGTTGTTGCTGCGAACATTGCTGGTGGGAGTTCAGTAGGTCTTCCGTTATCGTTGATGACAAGATAAGGTAAGAAATATCCAGTAGATGTTGTTCCTTTACCTGTACCGAAGGAGTACAAGAATATTGGATTTTTCTCTGGGTCACCACCAGAAGCTATAAGAGATGTTGATAGATTACCATTAGCATCTACGAAACTTGGTGATACTGAGTTTCTGAACTGTCTTGTGGATGGCATGTTAAGGAATCCGAAACAATCCAATCTGTCACCACAGATATCCATTATTTGCTGCTTTGAGAATTCAGTGAGTCCAAGTCCAAAAGAGTCAACAACATATCTGAAGTCGATAGCATCCTTGTTAACAAGAGCTTTGAATAACTGAGTACCTTTTGCGATAATGTTTAGGATAGAAGATTGTGTTTCCTCTGTGCCATCAGGCTGAGAAGCAGCTCTTGGTCTAAATCCTTTTAACACTAATGCTTTATATGTACTAGCGTATGTATCAAGTGTTGTGTATTTTAGAGTTTGTTTACCAGTACCAATAGAAAACTTCTTAATGGCTGCGTCACAAGTAATCTCAGCATATGTTGGATCTACTGACCAAGCTTTCTTGTTAAGAATTCTAGTCAATCTTCTTCCAACTGCTCCTGTAGGTAATACATCTGGATCTTCGTTAACATCCGCTAACAAGAACTCACCAGTTTTAAGAGTTGGGTATCTATCACCTAGAACCAATATTTTATTATTAACCACTGTGTATCCAGTTGGTTCAACTATCTCGATTGTTTCTTTCAAATCGGTTAGGTCTGAAATTAAGTTCATTGAACCATTGAAACTAGCAGATTGTGTTGCGGTAAGTGTACTATCATAAAACTTAACTGTGAGGTCTTTAGTTACTAAATCAGTATATCCAGAGATATATTTCCTTACAGATGCATCCCAAATTCTTGTCACCGAACTAAGGTCTTCGAAAGTTGTGCTCTTATTTACAACGTAAGCTGATACAGCATTACTGAATGAACCACCAGTACTAGGGTCAACTATGTTTGAACCTGTTGCGGTAGACACAAGTGTAAATGTTTTATAATTATCAACAGACGTTGGGATGATAAATGATTCTGTACCACTTGTAATCCAACCCTGTGATGCTGTGAATACAATCACTGGTGTTCCAGCAAAGTCACTAGTAAATACAACTCTAGAATCTGTTACAGTGTAATCTCCATAGAAATAATCACCTGTGTTGATAGTACCACCGTAGAATGCTAAGTAAACATCTGAATATTTACCAGCGACACCACTTGTTGTTGTAGCAACGGATGTAGTTGTACTGAATTCTAAACTACCAGAAACAAACTCGTTGTCCAATTTATAGAATACCAAGTTTCCAGCAGAGATAGCTGTAGGTGTAGTGCCAGTTCCAAGATTGAGTTTGAATGATTTCGGTGAAGTGGATACTGTTACAATATCAGATATTGAAGCATTCTCCAATGAAATCTTTTGACCAGTTGAAACATTAGCCAACATTGCCATTTTTCCAATGTTAGAAGAATCCAACATACCAACCAAGAAGTTGAAGAGAGCAATTCTTCTATGAACCTCATAGTTATTTGTAACGTCGGTTATTGCTGTCCCAACAAAAGTAACGCTTATTACACCACTCCCCAAATCAGTTACAGTGAAATCTGTACCCACTGCTAAATCACTGAAGCCAGTGTTAAAATCAGTACTTCCAGTAACACCTATTGGCGAGTATGATTGATTGTGTAAGGTGCCCGCGGCACTTAAGTTATAAGTAACATAACCCATTACAACATCATTTGTAGCAAGTGATGGTTTGGTACCTGCAATAGTTCCTTGTTCTTTTTTCAAATCACCTGTTGCAGGATCTAAGTAAAATGCTGAATAGAAAGTTTGTGTACCTGATATTGTTGCGTAATCAGAAGCAGCGATAGAGAAAGTGTAGATTGTTGGTACTGAGATACCACCATCAACAAGAACTTTAGTACCTTGTGATACAAAGTAAGGCTGTTCAATATTTCCCCCAAGTGATACAGTACCAGCTTGGAAAGTTACTACAGACGTCGTGGAGTTTGTAAATCCGGCGACCGATGAACCAACCGAACCTGTATTACCAAAGATAACACCTTCGATGATACCTTCAGAATGATAGGCTGTTCTAGCTGTGGATTGCCACTCACCAGACCTTGCAGTAGCTAAATTAGTACCGAAAGCAACAATGTTTTGACCAGTTGTTCCACCCGCATCATCAAGATACACATTTGGGAAATCATTCTGTTCAGTGATAGTTTCTTGATAAGAAAGGAATTCGATTGAATCTTTCTCTACATCAGAGATTTGATTATTAACAGCTAAGTTGTTACCCACGATATCAACCATACCATTAGGGAATTCACCCTCAAGTTTATCCGCGTTGAATGCACAGAACACACCAGTTTTAGCCGTGTCTAAGTTGATAACACTCTCGATGAAGATATTTCTTCCATTTTCATCCCTGAAGAATGGGATAAGTGATAAACCTTCGTAAAAACCAAGTGTATTAACGTTTCTATCTTGTGCAAAAGCCGAAACAGCTGTTTTTCTCAAACCTGTAGCATCAAAGTAAGCTGACCATTGAGCATCTACGGCGAGTTCTGCATACTTGGACCAGTCACCACCAACGATGAGAACGTCTACTAAATAATCAGAGGCGTAATCTAGTTGGTTTACATAAGCCGGAACTTTATCAGCAGTTCCATAGAACTGAAGAAGTGGTTGGTTATAACCAGTTAGTTTTGATTTGAAAATGAAAACACTCACATACCTATTTGATAAGTTTGTAATGTGGAATAATCTATCCGCTCCATTTACCTCATCAACTACTGTATCAATGAATACTTTCGCATCTTGCTTCCAAAAAGAAGAGGTATCATGTACTTTTCTGAATGGGATTACATCAACTGCACTGTTTGACTTATCAGAAGATGTGGAAAGTGATCTATATTCGATTTTATCTAATTCATCATTAGTGGTGAGTAGGTTCATTGCCAATACAGTACCAGATTCTAACATCTTGGCTACTGTTCTATGGAAATAAGAACCTTTTCTCTCTAGATTACGATCTAGTGGACCATAAATTGCTTCTAAATCAGAGAGATTCGAAATCAACACCGGAGTATTAATAGGTCCCTTCTTAGAGAAACCCACCACCAAGGTTGGTGGAATATTCAGTCCAGGTACTACCGGATTTGGTATAATCGACTGGTCAAACTCCTCGAAGAAGATACCGGGTCTTTTATATTTTCCAACTTGAATTGCTGCCATAGTATTTACTTTTTTTTTATTTTAATGTATATATAAAAAGAAAAAAACGAATTTTATCCATTTTTTCTTCCTCTATATTTCATTAAACTATATATTCCTTGTTAAAATGATAAATTATCAATTTTAATTATTTGTCAGATGCCTTAGATAAAGTCACCCTAGATTGACTTATATTTTTCTTTCCTTTATTAAGGTCGGTCTCAATTTCTTTCAAATAAACCATAACCTCCCTCTCTTGTCTATCCGCTTCTGCTTTTATAGAATCCAATCTTTTTTTGATATCCTCCTTTTCAGTCATTATTGATTTTTTTTCTTCGGCAATATTGACCCCATCGCTTGGATTGTCTTTTAGTTGTAATTCTTTTTCTTTCATTTTTGTATCAACATCGCCCATTTTTTTTGTTAAGTTGTTGACTTGTTTTTTTAAATCACAGACTTGAGCGTATTTTCCTAAAATGGGATTTTCAAATTTCATATCTTTTTTATTAGTTGTCGCGAGAATAAATCCACCACGCTTCAACTGTTCTATAAGTTGCATTTCATCAAGATCTTGATTATAGATATTTTCTAAGTTCGTTTTTTTTGAATTGAACTCTTTAATATGATTTTCCAATTCATTTGCTTGATTGATATCATTAACAACTGCCGGACTGTCCGTGTTGGACACCATTATTTTCTCATTCAAAAAATCCGAATACCTTTTTATCTTAATCATTTCTTTGTTAACTTGAACTTATTTTTACCTAAATCTGATTTTATGTAAGTTAGTATTGAACCCTCATCCAAATCATTTGCTAATAACTTTGCGTCATTACGATTTGAAATTGCAGCTTCTAGAGACTTTTTATCTTCTTTTGTATATCCAACGAATTCTATTTTATTAACTAAAAAATCTATTTCCTTAGGGTTATCAGTCTTTAAAGTTCTTGCTTTTAGATACTTTATCTTTGTTACTTGATTTATCTCAAATATTTTTGTTCTTTCAAACTCTACTACTCCAATATTTATTGGTAACGATGCTGAGAATTCAAAAATATCTGGAGATAGTTTTAATTTTTTATCAACATTCAATTGTTTATCCAAATATGATGTTAGAATACTTTGTTTAAATTTTCTACTTGGTGCAGTTTGTTGAAATTTCATTACCAAAACTTTTTTATTGTTTAAATCAGCTGGGTTAGGGTAAATATCAAAAAATGTAAGTAATTGTAATGACTGTCCGGAAATTTTATCTTTACCAGTGAGAATAAAAAATTTATTCTTATAATCATCTCTTATATCTTTCACTTCAAAAAACCTTTTCTGACTACCCAATCTAGTCAAAACATTTGGTTCACCAGCATCATCTGTAGATATTGGTGGATTTTCATTTGGTTCACCAGAACCAGATTCATCTTCCAACCCTTTAGCATTTGCTCCGAAATATTTTGATAACAATCTGTGTCTCCTTTGTCTAAAGTTAGAATCCTCACCACCCTCATTTAACATATCATTTATGAATTGGAATAAAGTTGGACCAGATCCCTTTTCTTGATTAGGACCAGTATTTACAAACTCACTATTTGCTAGGAATTTCCTATACTCGGTATTTCTGAGGAGCTTCATAACTCCATTTTGCCACTTTTCATATGTTGTGACGACCGCCCAAGGTCCACCATCCGGTCCTGCGTCCTCACTCCATCTAGGTTCATTATCACCCTTTCCGATGTATTCGTATTCCCTAAATGTTTTTTGAGAAATCATCATGTTTGGTCTACCAGAAGGAATCCTACGGACGGCATATAATCTATAAGCCCTTCCGAATATTTCTACTATTTCTAAAATCTTATCATATTGCTTATCATCAGTAATATTGATAGTAGCTTTCTTATTTCCATCTACCGCATTTTGTAACTCTTGAGCTGATTTTTCATTTACAGCATATTTCTTTTCTTCTTCTTCTGAAAATTGTTCTCTCCATGCTGATTTCACATCATCATCTCCACTTTCTTCCTCATCATCTTGACCCTCTTCATCTTGAGTTTCATCCGCTTCAAATAATCTCATCGATTCATTTTTTTCTGGATTTACCTCTTCCTTTTCAGCTGGTTTCTCTTTTGGATTTTCTTCCGATAGATTAGGTATTATTTCTTTTAACTTGGTATATGAGTTTATGAAAGATTCTAGGGGTTTTTGTGCCTCCCCTAAATGTTGCAATAATCCCATTTCGTTTTTGAATGCCATTATTATACGAGACATAAGAGAAATCACTTTGGGTAGAGTCTTGAACTCAGTTTGTAAAATGTTTATATTTTCTTTGATTAGCTCTTGGAAACTGATTATTTTTCCTTCAGTTTTTTCATTTGCAAAAACTTGTTTCATCAAAGACCTCATCAATCCAAATGCTGATTTGTCACTTTGTTGACGCATTTTGATAAGTTTTTCCATAAGAGGTATTTGACTTGCTAAGTTTGAATTAACATACTCTCTTTGTATTTTTTTCCAACCTGTCTTTGCTTGAATTTGTTTTTGTTTCAACTCATCAGCATTTTCAAAAACAAATGATTCATTTTTCAATGTTTTTGGGTCAACTAATATCCTCTTAGATGTTATGTCAATTTTATCTGTTTTTGGATTTTTAATAGCTATTAATATTTTCGGCTCTATCGATTTGGTAGAATCAATTACATCATCATCAGTCAAAAATATTTTATCTGCGCCTGGGCCAGTAATTGGGTGGTCTACACTTAATACCACAGCTTTCATTTGTCTCCCTTTAGGGTCGGTATAGATTACTTGTTTTGATTTGGTAAAACCTGTCTCAGGAGTTTCATCTCCTTCCGCACTGACTCTTTTATTTTTAATAACATTATGTAGTGCAATCAAAGATTTAAAAAGTGTAATAACACTAAATTGAAATTGTGTGGATATGGATTTCCCTCCACCTTCTTCTGTATCCTCTCCGCCTTGAGCCTGAGCTTCTTCACCCTCATCATCTTCTGGTAGTTCGTCTATGTTTTCAGCGAGTGTTTTCAAAGACTCTTTGAAAGCTTTTAGTTTTTCTATTAATATTTCTTTATCTGGAACATCTTCGGTTTTTTCTATCACATTTATAGTTGTTTGAATCATACCAGGATTTGTCTCATTGTCGTCACCTAATAACTTAGCTACTTTACTCTCAACAGATTCGTCGGAGTTCACTATCTTAATAATGTCTTCCAATAAGAACTGAATTTTAGTTAATGATATTTTTACCCTTTCTTCTTCACTGGTTCTACATATTACCAAAAGGTCATTTAGAGCCGTTTCCAATGCGGAGATTTGTCTTGATATCAAAGCCGTCTTTACATAAATCTTTGCAACCCTTATAGTTGAGTTTATCAACCTTCCGAGTAGGGATTCTCCCCAAGTAATGTTATTTTCAAATGTTTCATTAATTAAACTTGATGATTTTATCTGATTATGTAATTTTTCATTTGTAAATGTTTCATTTCTCGATTTTAGAAATTCCGACCTCTTATGTAAATATCGCATTTTTAGGATTTAGATTTTAACTATATATAAAAATGAGTCTTTAGAAAAAAATAGATTTTTGAAACAATAAAAGAAATCTTAATAAAATAAATATGTGGTCAAAAAGCTATATAAGAATAGACTTATTCAAAATAAAGACTGTTGAGGAATGTGAAAAACTCCTGACAGATAATGAAATATCTGAGGATTCAATCACTCCTTCAAAACTCTTCTCATATAAAGAAACCATTGATACGTTTTTTTATGACACATCAAACTTTTTTGTCTTAGCCATCATTCCGAAAGGAACCAAGGAAATACAGTTTATATCAGATTTCGTACAATACCTTAATAAACTAAAACCTATAACCTCCAAGAAAACCACTTTGGATTTGGACCAAATACTGGATAAGATTAGTACATCAGGTCTTGGCTCATTAAATTCGACCGAAATGAGGTTTCTAAAAAGATTTTCTAAATAATTTTCTTCTTACTTTGTTTTTTTCGAATAAATCACGGGAAAAATAAAGAACGCATTCTGGGTAAAATATATAATCATGTATTTATTTATGCGTTATAGTCATTTCATTTATAATAGTCAAGTAATAACTGATCTAAACGAACAGAACAGAATACTTGAGGCTAACAATTTTCATTGGTTGATAGACTCGGAGGTCGAGTCTTGTAAAATCGAAATCAAAAACAATACTTTAATTTGGCATGATGGAGTGTATTACTCAGGTCACTGGCACTATGGTATTTTCAAATCAGGTGAATTTTATGGGGTGTTTGAAAATGGTATATTTGAAGGTGGTAAGTTTCATGGTAAATTCATAAGTGGTGTCAATTTGGTGGAGGTATAAAAAATAATCCATAAAAATGGGAAAGAAGAGACACACTAGGCAAGATTACTCAAAAATCGAAGTGTATGAGGCAATTAATTTAAATCAAGATTATTATGAAATTGGAGGTTATGTCACAAATGATGTGGCTGAAGCAGTTTCACTAATGATGAGAAGAAAAGATTTAGATGGTAATATTTGGAATACAGAGGTCAAAAGTAATCAAGAAGATATAGACCCAAGGAAATGTTTATATTGGTTATCAGGCGGAGATGTAGAATGGATTAAACAAGTAAATTATAAAAAAAGTTGGATGGAATGTGATGATGAGTTTGCAAATGAGTTTGAATTTATAATAAGATGGATTATAAAAAAATCAAAAACCTTTGATGATATAAGAACAGGTTTTATCGAGTATCTGAACCTACCTACATTATATGAGTTTGCATTAACTAAAAACTTTATAAGATAAAAATAAACCCCACAAATCTGTGGGGTTTTTTATTTAAATATATACCTATATGAATATTGCTAATTTTATAGACTTAGATGCCTTGGTTAAGATGGAAAGCCAAGTTTGGATTGTCAATAAAGCAAATGCCAATCAACCAATTATCAAAATATCACAATCTGATTTCAATTTGATTAAGAATGGTATTTTCAAAAAACTTGGAAATAAAGTTGATTTTATGGGTAAAACTTATTATCTATCCAATGAACTAATGAATCAAATCAAAGTCAAATCTAAAGTTTTAGACATTAATATGGGAGATTTAGCCATATCTTTACAAGAGTTTTTAAATAAAGATATAATATCAGAAAAAAACTTTGAAATCAGAGATGATGTATTGGAGTTGTTAAAAAATAAAACCGATGATATTTATATTGTTTGCTCAAAACAAGTAAAAAGGAGTCATGAAAAACTAATTGAGAAAATTAATGAAGAGTTTACAAAAAGAGGATTATCAATAAAGAATTATTATTTTATCTCTGAAAACTTTATGAACCAAAATAATGATGAAATACTTTTTAAAAAAATCCGTTTACTTATACAACACCTTGTTGGTTATAAAACTGATGAGAAAAAATTCAGTGATGAGGAAATAACAAGATATGATAAAATCCATTATTGGGATAAGTCATTGGATACAATGAGGATAAAGAGTGAAATCAATAATACATTGGAGTTTTTAGTAGCAAAGACCGAACCAGGATTACAAGATGTTATTAAGGAAGATGTTATTGATAATAAACCACAAATATTCATCCACAGAGTAAATGATAATAATATGTCAAAAGAAACTCAAGAAAAAGTAGTTTTAAATATTTCTAAAATAATAAAACAGTTTGAAAACTTTAATCCTTATTCTTAAGCATTTTTTCAATCATATCATTTAGACTCCTAGAATCAACTATTTTACCGTCTTGTTTTTCTGTATCAATTCCCTTTTCGATATTTTGTTGTTGGATATTATCCATCAAAGTATCATAGTCTTTTCTGATTTCTCTGTAATATTTCTCAAGTTCAGTCCTCTGACTTTGTGCAAACTTGATATTATCCCTTATTTGTGAGATAGATTGGTTCACGACCTCATGCATCCTGGCTGAACTATCTCCATTGTCTACTTGTCTCAACTGAGTTAAAAAGTTTTTCCTTGTCATTCTTTGTAGAAATATTGTCTCGGCGTAGACTTGGGCATCTTCCTTCATCTTCATAGTCATATACTTATTATTAAGTATTTCTGGATTATCACCGAAATAAAGTTCAGTTAATGCTGTCAAAACCTCTTCAGCTTGTTCCTTACTTTCATCCGAATCTTTATCGTAATCATAGATTTGTATTTCTCCCAAATCAGGCAAATCCTCCCTTTTGGCAAGGTATTTACTAACGTCCAAATCTTTGTTTTCCTCTTGTATTTTTTGAAACTCTTCTTTCAAATTCGTTATTTTTTCCTCTTTTTTACTCATACGAGCCTTGAAAATTTTCCATATATATCAAAAAACATCTAATCTCATGGCTCAAACAAAAGAGAATGTGGAAGAAAGAAAATTTATATTCGATACTAGAATCGTTGATGATATAACTCAAAAAATCAACGATGGGGTTGTTATAAAAAGATTTCAAAACCCATGGTTTTCGAGTGAAATCGGATTGAGAAAGTCTGGACTGACTTTCAAGATGGCTGATGATGAGATTCAAGAGTACATCAGATGTAAAATTGATATACATTACTTTGCAGAAAAATATTGTAGAATAAAGACCGAGGACGGATCGATTCAAAACATTAAACTTAGGGAATACCAAAAAGAGATTTTAGACCTTTATACTAAAAACAGATTTAGTATTCTAATGGGTTCTCGACAGATAGGAAAAACTATCAATGCTGCCATTACGATGCTTCATTATGTGACATTCAATAACGATAAGAACATTATGATTGTTGCAAACATAGCTAGCACAACAGTTGAAATTATTGATAAGATAAAATCTATTTACCAACAACTGCCCTTTTTCTTGAAAGTTGGTCTTAAAAACTGGAACCAAAGAACCATCATATTTGAGAATGGTTGTAGAATAAAATCAGCTGCGAGGAGTAAAACACCAGCGATTGGTTTTACTATTGACTTTCTTTACCTTGATGAGTTTGCCCATATCCCATCAAATATTATAGAACCATACTATACTGCGGTATTTCCAGTGGTATCTGCAATCGAAAACTCCAAAATTGTTATCACATCTACACCAAACGGTATGAATCTATTTTATAAATTGTTGATAGATGCCGAAAGACCAGATGGAGACCCATTAAAAAACAACTACAAAGCAAAAAGAGTATATTGGTATCAAGTGCCTGGTAGATTTGTCACTCATTTTAGATTAAATAATCATAAGATGTATGAAAAGGGAATCACAAAGACTGAACTCTTAGAACAAGTGGAAAACCAATATTCAAGTATTACCAAAGTTGAAATGAGATTTAATAGTGATTTGGTGAAGGATGTAATCTATGTGTATAACAATGATATGTGTTCAGACCAAATGGCAAAATCAACAAAGATTCTTTTATCAAACGGTGAGGAGGTGCCCATATCGGCACTTTGTGAGGTTACTACTTGGAAAGAGGAAGCTATTAAAGATATCGGTGGTGAAGATGCATTCAACCAAGAATATGGATTGAGATTTGTAAATGCAACAAGGAGTTTACTTAGTGAACATTTGATAGAATCTCTCCTGAATAATAAGAAAAACTATGTATATGAACCATTGGATGAGTTCGATATGAGGTTAAAGTTTTCTTATGAAGATTTGAAATGGATTGACGATGATTCGGTATTTTCACCAATTGATAGAAAATCAATCAAGGGTGTTATTTCTGTCGATATTTCGGAAGGGTTGGGTCAAGATTATTCAATAATAAATATTTTTAAAATATCTCCAAAAGAAGACCATATTATAGAAAGTCAAAAAAATATTTATACAAACATTTCTGATTTCTTTTGTTTGGAACAGATTGGTATGTTTAGGTCAAACCTAGTTTCCGTTAAACAGTTGGCGGAGGTATTCTATGTTTTAGTTTTCGAATATTTTAATTATGAAAACTTTAAAGTGGTTTTAGAACTCAATAATTATGGTAATGAGTTTTTGGCCCATCTACCAGGGTTATTTGATGGTAATAATAATTATGGTTCGTCGGTCTTTTTCAGATATAAACACAGAGCTGATGCAACGGAAGAAAAGGTTGGATTGAAAGTTGGGGAGAACAAGAATATGCTAGTCAAAGATTACCAAGACAGTATGGATAAAAAGTTCATAATACTTAACAACGAAGATAATATTAGAGAGATAACAAGTTTTGTAAAACACATAACATCATCTGGAAACATCAGATATGCTGCAGATATGGGACATGATGATACTGTAATGACACTTGTTAATATGTCAAGTGTATTTTCAAGATATGATTATAAAGAAATGGTAGAGGACCATGCCCCTAAATTAGTTGAACCAAGTAAATTAACACTTTTTAAGTCATATTTGGGTAAGCAAGAAATAACAGAAGGGACCGATTATCAGTCCCTAATAAATGTTAATAGAAGAAGAAGATTGAGTCAACAAGTCAAACTTAATTCCACAAAGACTTGGTGGAACTAGGTGACTTTTTTGGTTGCTTTGGTTTTGGTGTTCCAAAGAGTCTATCCCAAAAACTTGGTTTAAGAGTTTCTTGATTTGATTTCACTTCGCCGAGGAATTCATCGAGGAGATTAAGGTTGTTTTTCATACTAGTTCGATTGTTACAGTTAGACCATTAGATTTAAGTTTATCGTACATTTTATTGATGGTATTGTGGTCACCGTGTTTAACATCACATTTTCCAACGAAATGTACGATATGGGCACATTGATTAGCCTGCTCAAGACCATGATTACAATATTTCATAAGGCAATTAATCACATGCTCAAACGTATTATAATCATCATTATGGAGGGTGAGTTTATAAGGTTTACTCAAAATTTCCTCAATTTGTGTAGATGTTTGTTCTTTAGTAAATGTTGACATACTTTATATATTTTTTGGAATGGCTTATTGTTTATATATACAAAGGTAAGAATAAATATTTAGAAATGAAAAATATTTTAACAATTATTTTTGTGGTGCTTGGTCTTATTTTGATAGGTTGGGCAGTTTATCATTATTTGGGTAAACACATTACTGAACTTGAAAATTGTAATAAGAAATACAAAGAGGACATTGAAAATCTAGAATCAAGGAGTGATTCTTTACAACCGAAAATAAAAGAAGCAGAACAAAAAATTTTGGTTTTGACAAAGGAACGTCAAGATTTAAAGGATGAGGTTGCAAAATGGAAAGGACTTATCGAAAAACAAGAAAAAAATTCCAAAAGACTCAAAGATAGTGTCAATAAATATAAAAAGGAATTTGAAGATAATAAGAAAAAATATGATGGTTTGAAAAAATCTCAAAAACAACCTACCAATCAACAAACATTAGAATTTTTTGAAAAATACTAAAATAATATGAAAAATATTTTAACTCCACTTTTTTTGATTTGTTTTTCGAGTTTATCATTTGGACAAAACAATCTACCTAAATACTATATTGAAAATGGGGATACTCTTGGTATTACAATGCCTATTAGTAAAATGAAACAAATAAAGAATGACTTGGAGTTGAAAATGGTTTTGGAGACAATGAAAATCTCTTGTGACTCTACTATAAATCGTTATATTGTTTTAGTAGATGATTATGAGAAGAGAATATCCACTTTTAAGACTACTATATCAAAAATGGACTCAACAGATAAAAAGAGTACAGCCTTGATTGATACTTTAAACTATAATTTAAATTTAGAAAGAAAGGACAAGAGTTTCCATAAACAAATCTCTGCAAAAAAGGACACTATAATATCTAATAATGAAAGTATTATTAGAGATTTAAAATTTCAAAGGAATCTTGGTATTGGTGGAAGCAGTACATTTCTTATACTAAGTATAGTTTTTGGTATATTTTTATTAATACATTGAAAAAAAGTGTTTTTTGTTTTGAATATATAAAATACATTTAAAAAAATTAACTAGAAAAAATGAGTCATATCAGAAAATTCAAATCATTCCAGACAGGAAAAAGAAGGACAGAAATCATTAGAGAATCTGTTTTACAGGTGAATGACATTTATAAAGTGAAATCAACTGTTGATATTCCACAGTCATTAATAAATGCATATGTAAAGAAAGTGAAAGACAACACTGGTAAAAACCTTAGACAATTTTTTGGTGATATGGATATCGCTGAGGAAATTGTAAAGTTCGTTACACAAAATGGTTTGGATTCTGAAAAGATTTCGGCTACTGCGCTCGTTGGTGGTTCCCAAACTCAAGCTCAAACACAAGTTCAAACTGAACCACAAGCTCAACCACAAGCTCAACCACAAGCTCAAACTCAAGGACAAGACTTTGAAGATGTTCAAGCTCAACCACAAGCTCAACCACAAGCTCAGCCAGAAGGCCAAGGACAGGCTCAACCACAAGCGCAGGGACAAGCTCAGGATGAGGAAGAAGGCGAAGAGGAAGAGGCTGGTGAAGAAGAGGAAGAGGGTGGTGAAGAACTACCAGCGTAATCTAATAATATTTAATAAAAACCCTCTAATATAGAGGGTTTTTTTATTGCCATTAATAATATATAATCTATGTTGTTTTTAAAGACTTTTGAAAATTTCGGGAATGATAAAACATTAGTTATAGTTGATGTCCAAAAATCTTTTCGTAAATATTTCACAGAAATGTATTTGAATGAATTAAAAAAGTATTGTGAAGAATTTTCAGAGGTTTATCAAATATTCGACAATCATGTAGATGGTAAAAATGTTCAAAAGGATTATTTATACGATGAAAATCCCACTGTACCAGTCCATGGTGATTTATACTGGTTTCCCAACCAAAAGGAAATTATAGAGAAAAGATATAACTATGATGTCGATGTGGATTTCTATAAGAAAGTATTAGATAAAAAAGTTTATGATTTAGTAAAATCAAAAGAAGATAAAAAAGAACTAAAACGAGGGGATATATTTCCAACAAAGTTCGGTACTCACATAGTTTATATAGGAAATAATCATAAGTGGTATCATTTACCAAAGAAACTACATGATTTATTAGTCACATTCAAGGGTAAAGATGTTGTTATAGTCGGCGGAGCAGATTCTGAATGTTTACTAGATATAACCACAAGTGCAGAATCCTTGGGAGTGAAATTGACAAAGAATTACAAATTCATTTATACAGCTAGCCATTGTCCAATTTAGACCATTCTACCAACCTTAGCTATGATGTCATAATCCGCTACTCTTAGGTTGACAAACATAAAGTTTTGATAGTTTTCCGGATCTTCAGCGAACTCCACAGTAAGGGAAAAACTTGTGTTGAGCAGTTCAGGTACATAATTTTGTATCTGTTCTAAAATAATATCTTCAACAAAACTTGCAGAAACATTCGTCTCAAAAAGTAATTCATCTAAATTCGCTCCGAAATCAGGATCACCCAATACCTCACCTTTTATGGTGAATAATATCATTTCATATTTTTGTATGATTACTTTAATAACATCATCCTCAACAATTTCTAACTCATTGTATCTTGGTTGACCTCTGTACTTTATGTAAAAATCGGAAAAATCTAAAGACATAAATTATATATTAAAAAAGTTCTCTTATTTTACCCATAATAGTCATACCGAGTATTATTGGGTCTGTATTAGTTTCCAATAAGTGTCCGTAATCACATACTATGTAGTTAACTTTGAAAAGCTTTTCAATATTTTCCCTCTTTTCATTCAGTGAATGGGTTATAAAATCTTTACCTAATATCTGGAGTAAATCATTTATACCATCATTTCCAAAATTCTCGTTCAAAAAATGATAGATGTCTTCATAATTTTTTGTTTTATCATAGATGATACTATAAGTATCTTCTTTGAGTTTAGTATTCAAGGTTTGGTGGAGAGTAGTATCACCGCTTATTCTGAACTTATCAACCTCTATTAAAATAGACCTAAAATCTGGGAACTTTTTATTAATAATTTTTACTAAATCATCTTTAGATATTTCTAAATTTTCTTGGGGGGATATTACATTTTTTATCCTCTTATAGATTTCCTGTTTTAAAAATCTTTCTTCATCTTTATTCTGAGTATTAAAATCTACCTCAATCAATCTTGACCTAATTCCATCAGATACTTTGTTTACATGGTTTGTTGTGAAAATGAACCTCACATTTTTTTGTGAGTATTCTTCAATATAGGCTTTTAGAGCATCTTGATATTGAATCGACGTTCTTTCAAACTCATCTAAAAAAACATATTTTATTTGGTCTTTAGTGACCTCATCAATTAAGTCAAATCCCATGTATACTTTAGAACAAAAATCATCTATTTTTGTTCTTAGGGTGTCGATTGATGTATAGAAGGAACTGTTTATCTCTAAGAATGGTTTATCTTTTGAATATTTACCAATCAAGATTCTAGCTATGGAGGTTTTACCAGTTCCGAAATGTCCACAAAGTAGGTAGTTATTGTTTAAACCACCCTCAAAAATATTCTTTATCCTTGGTAATAGGATAATATCTTCAAATTTCTTAGGTCTCCATTTTTCGGAAAGTAAAAGGTTTTTCATAGGAATCTTATAAAGTTTGGATAAAATAAAGTTTAGTAGAATCGACTGAACTTAATATATAACTTATGATTGGAGAAAGGTTCAATTTTGAAGATGTATTTTTCAGAGATTTAACAATATGTGTACTAGATACACTAGAGGGTGAAATAAAATGGACAAATAGGTTCAGTTCTGGTGACAGGATTGTAAATGTTCCGTTCTATTATTCAATGACTGGTGATGAAAGATTCCTCTTGGACTCATTCCATGATGATATTGTTTCGAATAGTCGTTACGTTGATTTAAACACTGATATCGTGCCTAGGGGTCATTTAACTTTGACAGGGTATGACATAAGGTCGGACGAGTTCGCTAACCCAAACGTTTGGTTGAAGATGGTTGTGGAGAACGATGAGGAAATGAGGAATATATTGACCAAGGTAAGAGCCATCCCTATAACAGCTAAGTATGATTTGACTATTCACCTATCTAGTGAGGTGGATACATTCAAATGTTCTCAAGCGATAATGGATACACTTTGGTTATATCGATTTATGTATTTTGAACATAATTTTATGAATATAGATGCGGTTATGACTATACCTGATACAAATAGTATAGAAATAAATCGAGAGAAGAATCTTACATCTGATAATACTATAAAGTTAACAGTTCAGTTTGATGTACAGACTTATTACCCATCATTTAGAAAACCAAAACTCCCAAAACCCATAGATGTAAGTTTTAACTGTGGTGTTCCGAATAAGAATGCTTATTTTCGTATAAACGTGAGGAATTCTAATGAAAATTTGCTTCTCAGCGAAGTCCATAATTGTACAAGTTCCTCTGATGCCACTCTGAATATTATAATCGGTAGGGGTATAGGTGTGAAGGGTAATTATTCTTCAGTGATTTCCGATAGTTATGTAAAGTATTGTGTTGAGATTGACCTGAATGGTGATAATAACTTTGTAAATTTACCATTTCCAACAAAGAAAACGGTTTCGACTTCTTATAATAATAAGAATGCCAACTTTCAAATTTCCATATACACCAATGATTGCACAACCTTAGTTTACAGTGAGGTTCAAAATTTGACCACAAATGCAAATGGTGGGCTCGAATTTTTTATAGGGGTTGGTGAATCATCGATGGGTAACTATTTTCAACTAACCTCTGATGTAACAGGTTTGAAATATGATTTGGAAATAGATATAAATGGAACAAATAATTTTGTCCCTATTTTTTCTTGCGAAAATCTAGAATTGCAATTTTGTACTGATATATTTATTCAACAAGACCAACCAACAAGAAATGACTTGTTGTCGAATGCGTACACACAGGTAGGTGCTGGTTTGGAAAATTCAGATATTATCCTTTATCCAAAAATGACAAGATGGTATAAAAATTTGATTAGTTTGACCGACAGAAGAATGCAACAAAGTGATAGAGACACAAATGCAGATAGACCAGTCTTATAAATCAAGTAAATTAGAAAAAGTGATAAAAAATGGTTTTAGAAACTAATATATAAGAAATAAACTAAAAAAATAATAAATGTTATTATGAAGAATCTCAAATTGGAGTTATTCAACTTTAGAAAAAACTTCCTCCTAGAGGACGTGCAACTGTCCTCTATTCTAGAAGGCCATATAAATGCTTGCAATTCTTTATCTGAAAAACAGATAATTCTTTCTTTGAATGAACAATTAAAACAATACACTTTCGATAAATCAGTTAAAACTTTATTGGAGTCTTTAAATGATGATGTGAAAGAGTACCAATTATTATATGAATTGAAACATTTATATAATGTTTTGGATAGTAAAAATCAAGGTCAACTTTTAAGACAACCTATCAATGTACTTTTACAAACTATCAATATGGATTCTGACCAAGATAGAATGTCAAAAATTCTTAACGAATTAGCTGTCTACGATTGGGTGCCTGAAATCAAATTATTTGTACATAACTTAGTAAAATCACCTGAGAAAAAGACTAATTTATTGTCTGGTGGTAAAGCCGAGTCAATTTACACTATTGTTGAACAAGTTGAAGATGGATACCTTTGTCATGTTAGAGATGCTTGGTTCATCTTAACTGAAAATAATATTGAAAAAACTTTATTGGAAAATCACGTACAGGATCAAGATAAGTTAAGAACACTAAGAAATCTTGAAATCGGTATGAGATTTGCTACTCTATGTGAAGATAGAATCAATTTTAGGATTTCTGAAAGCTTGACTATCGGTCTTTCAACTGAAAAGAAGGGAGTTATTTTCATCAATGATGATGAAATGAACAAGGAAACTACTTTGGAGAGTTTATTTGCTTCCCCGATCATTCCTATCGTAAATAAGAATTTCTACCCGATTTTACTTGAGACTTCACATAACTTAAACAAATTTGTTGAAATGGATGTGGTTAAAAGAGTTTCTAACTTAATTAATCCACACTTGGAGGTTTTTGCATTCAATTATAAAAATGCAATTTATTTATACAGATGTGATGAAAGATATGGCAATTCGTTCTTTAAATATGAAAGTGCTTTGGAGTTAGTTAATGAAGTTAGAAATGAAATGAACTATGACCTTACTTATTTTTATGAAAGTAATTTAAGTAAAGAACTTGTAACAAAGAGAAAATTAGAAGATAAAGAAAGAGAAATTACTTTAAAGTTAGAGGATGTTGATTTGAACATTGGTAAAATTGAAGGTTCTATCAAAATGATTGGTGAATCAAATACTTTATCGATAGCGTTAGGAAATCTTAGAAAAAGAAAAGATACATTAGAAGAAGAATTATTAGCTATTAGAGAACTACAATATAATGAAAGAGAAAAAGAAAGACTTTAATATAATAATATTTATTTAAATTTAAAAAAAACCAGAGAAATCTGGTTTTTTTTATTTAATAACAAAACTTTAATTTTCATTAATATATAAACCTCTATATAAAAATAATCTTTGTACTATTTACCTTCATAATAAAGACCTTTACATGGAAATAATAATTTCCAAAGCTCAAGGCAAACTCACTTACAAATCCAAATTAATGTTGGAGGTTCTTGCTAAAAGAACTATTAAAAAAATGCGCTACTATAATAATGACGATAGAATGGATTGTTATCAATCTGGTCTATTGGATATGTTTTCAAACTGGTACAATTTCAACGAGGAAAAATCTGAAAATGCATTTGCTTATTTTACAGAAGTTTTCAAAAGGGGATTGGCTAAGGGTTTTAATGAGCTATATAAGAAAAAGGGTGATAGTGACCATCAAATAAGATTAATTTCAATCGAAAGTTCAAATGATGGTCAGGGATTACACTCCATTTGATTATCTATTCAAATGTTGTTCGGTGATTATTATAAACTCGAATCCTTTTCTTTCACAATATTCAATCATTGATTTCCATTTACTCAGGTTTTTGTTATACATTTTCAACGCATATTCAAAGTTTTTTAATTGTTTGGCGGTTGGATTGTCGGACAATTTAGGAGGATTTGTTTCAGAGTGTGGTTTAACCTCGGCAACGACTCTAGATAATGTACCATCTTGTCTTTTTAGTTCATAATAAAAGTCTGGGTAGTAACTATGTTCACTAGTTTTGAAACTTTGCAATTCTGAAACCCATTCAGTCTTTGTATAAGGAATTCTCAAATGCTCAGCGCCCCAGTGAATGATGTTTTCATTCATATCCAAATAAATCATCATTTTTTGTTCGAGTCCAGACCTATAAAATAAACCACCCTGACTATTCAGTTTTATCACTTTTTCTCTATTATTGGGTGTATATAGTCCCTGTCTGTACTTTTTGCTTTGTTTAGGAGCGCTGTTGATCATAAAGGTTTTTCGAATTTGAATATATATTCATTATGGGTGACTTACTTGAAAGAGTTAAATTAAGTGTTCTGGTAAATGGTGATGGTGTAGCAGATGCTTACAAGAAAAATTCTCTTTACTTTTATGAAAAATATAGAAAATCCGACAAGGAGGTAGATGCGGTTCCTTTATCTAAAATCCAAGCTGGTAGATTTTACTTTTTTCATTATATGGATGATTCTAATTGGATGAAATGGTCTCCAGTTTTTGTTATCACTGTGAAAAAATTCGAAAATTTACAAATAGTTTTTGCTATTAATTTGAATTTTGTTCCTCTTGAAGTTAGAACAAGTGTTTTTGATAATGTTCTTAATGATGTGAATTTTGAGAAAGACACTCCATTAAAAGTTGACATGAAAGCAACCTATGAGATATTGAGAAAATACTCATTTGAATATTCGATATGTGAGTATAATTTATCTCAAATTAAACTCTGTCATAAAATTGAAATGAATTCAGTCCCAAGATTTCTCTATTCTGGCTATCCCAAAAACAAATATGATGCAAAAAAACTTTATTTTATTTGGAAAGCTAAACTTATCAATAAAGATAAAAGAGATGCTGAGATTTCCCAATTTTTATTGAAAGATTTTTATGAGACATCAGAGGAGATATCCAACAAGTATGATGTTCTAAAAGGGCACATAAAACGAGTAAAGGCTAGTATAGAAAAGTATGGACGACAAAGTTAATATATATCCATATAATAATAAATAATAAATTTTTGGATGCCATCCTATAACCCACTGAATAATCAACAGCAAAATCAAGCTAATATATCATCCTCTGTAGAAAACAAAGGTATATTTAATAGACTGCTCCGCCAATTATCTAATTTTGGCATGAGGTATGATGATATGATTCTGAGAAATACTGTGGGTGTTGGTATGAACGAAGACCCATTTGCTCAGAAAAATAATTCAATGTATGATTTCTTTTCACAGAAAGCGGTTGCTTCTGTTCTAAATAAGAAATCAATACCATATCTTGACCGTTCATATGCTGATAAAAGAAGAATATTAAGAGAATATTCAATTAAAGATGAAATCAGAGATTTTGTATCAGCAGTTGCTGATGAGTCCATCATTTTTAATGATGAAAAAGATTTTTGTTCTCCAGAACCTCTAAGTAATGATTTTCCGCAAGACGTTAGGGATAAATATCAAGAGTTTTTTGAAGTTATCTATAATAAGTTTGGTTTTAATGATAACATCACTGCATGGAATATGATGAGAGATTATCTAATCGATGGTTATGTTGCTATTGAAATTGTTTGGGATGATAAAAAGAAAAATATTATTTATTTTAATAGACTTAGACCAGAGACATTAGTTCCGGCATATGAACCAGCTATTGGAAACTTATGGATTCAGTACCCTGAAGACCCACAATTGAGAAGAATTTTCTTAGATTCTCAAATAGTTTTTATTTCATATTCAGCACAACAAGATTTTTCCGAAACATCCTATATCGAAGGTTTGATAAGACCTTATAATCAATTAAAGATATTGGAGCAAACGAGGATAATGTTTAATATTATCAATGCCACAATTTATCAAAAGTTTACTATACCTATCAAGGGTCTTCCAAGACAACGTGCTGAAGAACAAATAGGTCAGTTGATTGCTGATTATTCGGAGGAGATCGACTGGGATGACACCATGGGTACAGTGACTATAAATGGTAGAAAACATTTACCTTATAATAAACAGATATGGTTCCCAGAAGGGGACGCTGGTACACCAGCTATGGAGTTGATAAGTCCAGAAGGTCACAATCTTAATGAAAATGATATGTTGACTTGGTTTTTCAATGCTTTGAAGAGGGCTTCCAAAATACCTTTCCAAAGATTTGATAAAGAGAATGGTGGTGGAACTGTGTTTGATGACGCTGCTTCCATGACAAGAGATGAGGTTAAGTTTAATAACTTTATCAACAGATTAAGAGCTAACTATAAAGAACTCATTGTTAAGCCACTCCGTCTACAAATGTGTATGGAGTTTCCAGAACTAAAAGATGATGAGATTTTCTTGAACCAAGTTGATATTAACTTTGTTTCTAACCAATTATTTGAGGAGTGGAAAAAGTTAGGGAACTTGGAAAAACGTGCCGGTCTACTCTCAACATTGCTTGGTATTCAAACTGCAGATGGTCAGCCATATTTTCACATCGATTACTTAGTTGATAAGGTCCTCAAACTCACCCAAGAGGAGGTTGAGGAGAATAAGGCTTATTGGATTAAATCCGCTAAGGGAGGTGGTGCTGCCGCTGCTGGTGAAGGTGGTGGAATGGAAGGTGGTGCTGAAGGCGGTGGAATGGAGGCTGGTGGTGCACAGGCGGGTGCTCAAGTAGGTGCACAGACTGGGGCTCAGGCAGCTCCCGAAGCAGGGGCTCAGACTACACCTGAAGCAGGTGGAGGAGGTGGTGGAGAAGAAGCTGGTGGTGGAAGTGGAGAATTTGAGTTTTAACTAGACAACTTTCTTGAAAGAATCTCCTTGGATTTTGATGGGTTATTTACTCCAAACTTTTGAATCATAGTTTTTTCAATCTTTTTTCTGATTTCTTTATTTTGGATAGGATATTCGACACCCCAATTTTCTTTCAGTGTAGCTTTCCTTTTGTGTTCGGAACATTTCCTACAATAATATTCCCCCCATCTGTTGTCGTATTTGATGTAGTTTTTGAAAATCACCTCTTTAGTTTTACCACAGTTATCACATTTACATTCGATTTTATAATGACTGCCGGTTGAAAGCAATTCAATAGGTATTTCTATTGTTTCACCAATACTTACATCATAACCCAACTCTTCATAATACGAATAATTAGATTCGTTTATTTTTATTAAAATTTCCCTAGTTAGAATCATGGTTAGGCATTATATTAAAATCCATATCAAAAGTTGCTATTTGATATTCACTTTTATCATTTTTTTTATAATAAACCGGTCTCAGACAACCACCATCAAATTTTATTTTTTCCCCATGTGTACTTGGATTAACGTTACCAAATATTTTACCATCTTTAAACTCGATAGAAACAACATCATGTGATATTGCATAGATATTATCGTTACTACGGTATGATGATTGAAAAGTGCTTCCAAATACATCTTTTAGAACAATCGGAGAAACTTTTTCAAGATATTCCAAATCCTTGAGGGAAGCAGTATCATTTAATATATTATCAATAGAAATATCTCTCCTAAAAATATCGGATTTTTCAATCAAAAATAAAAAAAAATCATCGAGAAAACTCTCGTTTTTTGGAATTATTTCAACTTTATAAGACATATAGAAAATGTTATATAACAGAGTAAAAATAAAGTTTTTACTCCTCTCCATAAAAAATCCTTCTTCGAAATTATGTGGTTTTTTTAGGTTGATATATAATATACTAAAAAAATAAATCGCGATAAATGAAACCAATTTTAATAGTCGAAAACAACACAAATCCACTTATGGAGAGTGTTGGTGCAAAAAAAGATTATGTACTTGGTGGAATATTCACTGAATTCGGAATCAAAAACCGTAATGAAAGAATTTATACTGCAGATAAGTTTCTACCTTGTTTAAATGAACTAAACGAGCGTATGAGTACTATGGGTGTAGTATATGGTGAATTTGACCACCCTGATGTTTTTGACACGTCTTTATCTAGAGCCTCACATATTATAAAAAATGTAAGATATGTTAAGGAATCTAATAGAGTAGATGGTCAAATAAAATTACTCAACACTTATTGGGGGAAAGAGGCTAAGGCACTTGTTGATGATGGGTGTCCAGTTTTTGTTTCTTCAAGAGCAGCCGGAGTTACTGAATCTGATGGAACTGTAACTTTGAAAAAACTTTTTACTTATGATATTGTTGCAGATCCTGGATTTGCATCAGCTAAAATGAGTTCTATCAATGAATCATTAGGCTTTAAAAAAGAATCTAACTTTAGGATATATGAAATGTCCGATGAGTCAAAAATTAATGATATATTCAATATGAACAAAAGTGAATTCGTTACAAAGCAACAATTAACGGATTATTCGAAGTATTTAATCAATGAGATTGCTACTACGAAAAAACAAGTTAAGTCAGCTGTACAAGCAGGTAACATCAATCCAAAGAAACTAGAGCAACTTCTTGAGTATTATGAAGAGCTCAATAAGACAAACACACAAATGGTTAAATATTTAGATTATTTAGCTGAGAAAGTACAAGTTGTGGTAAATGAAAATACTACATTGAGGAAAACAACAGACAAGTTGATTTCTCATAATGATTATTTAGCTGAAAACTTAGAAAAAGCTATCAACTACACTGAGTATGTTGCTGAGAATCTTGATAAGAACATTTCTTATTCTGAGTATCTAGCTGAGAATCTTGATAAGAATATTTCATACTCTGAGTATTTAGCTGAAAATCTCGATAAGAATATTGCTTACTCTGAATACATTGCTGAAAGCTTAGATAAGAGCATTTCTTATGCTGAGTATTTAGCTGAAAACTTAGACAACTCAATTGCTTACTCTGAGTATTTAGCTGAGCATGTTGAAGGAAACATTGCTTACTCTGAATATATTGCAGAACATTTAGATGACAACATCGCTTATTCTGAATATATTGCTGAGAACCTTGATAAAACCGTTTCTTATGCTGGGATGATTGCTGAGAAATTAAATTCTGGTTCATTAAACGAATCAAAGAAATCTTCTAAAGTAGTTCCTACATTAGAAGAGATGGGATTTGAAGAAACTCCTATGGAAGCTGAAGAAGCTTGGGAAGAAGAAAGTCCGTCTGAAGAAGAAACTCAAATCCCACATATGATGGCTAGTGAAGAAGAAGGAGGAAGCGATGGAGCTTGGCCTTCAGAAGAGGGTGATGAAAATTATTCATCCGAGAGTGAAGAATCTGAAGAAAGAGACATCACTGAAAAGAATTCTGATACTGAATTATCTAAACAAATTGATAAATTAATACAAGAAGCTAAAAAACGTAAAGTTTCTGAAACAAATGAAATGCACTTTTTGAGATTTTTGAACAAGCGTCAATCTGATAGTTTTTATAACTTATCACTTGATGAGCAAGAGCAAGTAAAACTTTATATAAATGAAAAAAGTTATTTCTCCCAAGCTGACGTTCTAGGATTAATCCAAGAAGCACTTTCAACTAAAAATGAATCTCTCGAAGAGAGATTGATTAGATTGATGCCTGAAAACATTAAGCCAATCTGGTCTCAACTTAATGAGTCTTCAAAGAAGTCCATTATGTCACAAGCTAGACTCTATCCTGATTTAACGACAGAGGCTAACGTTGAACATTTCTGGTCTACTAGAACTCTTAAGAAAAAAGAATCTGGCACTAAGAAACTAGTTTCAGTTGATCCTATCATTCAAGAAGATAGATTGAATGATAATGAAATGAAATCAATCTTAGAAAGATTCAAAAGCCTTTAATCTATAAAAAATCCAGGTCGAAAATTTATAAGTTTTTTAAGGATAATATATAGATAAAACAAAAAAATAATAAAAAAATATGTCACACATTAGAATTGACAAACAGAAGGCTCTTAGAAAATGGGCTCCTGTTTTAGAAAACATGGGTGTTGCAGGCGAAGAGAGACTTGATTGGATGTCCGAATATGCTGAATATCACTCAATTAACGAAAATGCGTATGTTAACGCTACTTTAGCTGGTATGGGCGCTGTACAGTCTCCACAACCATCAGTTTTTGCTGGTTACAACCAACAGACTAGTACAAGTACTACTTACGCTCCTACTACTGGTAACTTCGGTTCTGGAGATTTAGGTCAAAACCTTCTCCCAGTAGCTATGAAGATTGCTGCTCAAACTATCGGTCTTGACCTAGTTGCAGTAAAACCTTCACCAGGACCAAAATTGGATCTCCTTTATATTGATTTCCAATATGATGATGTAACTAATCCTAACGGTTCTTACGCTAGACCACAAGTGTTTAAAATCACTACTACATCAACCGAAGGTGACCTTGCTGCTATCATTGCTAAAATTAGATCGGTTATGTCTAGTCTTACCCGTGGTGCTATCACCGAAACTTCTGATGGTCTTAAAGGTGGTAGATTATTTATGACAGTTGCTACTGGTTCTACTCCATTCGCATCAACTGTTGGGTCTTACGACTTTGGTAGTGGTGTTGAACCGACTGGTGATAAAGGAGGTATTGTTGAATTCCTAGGTTTCTCTCGTATTGATGGCAAGCCTATGTTCAGAGCTTTCAGACAAGCTAACTCTGAAAGAATTGGGGGTTCTTATCCATACAATTTTGTTGGTAATGAAAATACATTTGTTAGTGCTACTAACTCTATGCTTCAAGCCATTAAAATGGTGGGTACTTTCTCAACAACTGTTACAAATGTAGATTTAGTATCTGCACTTGAAGATCATCTTCCAGGTTTCTCTGCGAACTTTGATGGTGGTCCAAATGTAACTGATGCTTCTGGTAGATATCCAATGGATAGGTCCCAGGATGATAGTTCATATGCTGGTGTTATCGGACCGAAAGTTTCTTCTAAATCTATTGCAGTTGGTACTATCGAAGTGTCTTCAGCTCTTAGAAGAACTGAAATCGAAGATATCAAAGCTAACACAGGTATGGATATCGTTCAGAAAATGGAATCAATCCTTGTCAATGAACTTTCTCAGACTATCTCTAAGCAAATCGTTTCTAAGATTTTTGAAATGGGTGATTTGAACAGACAATCTGCTCCTCTAAGATCTGGTTTCACGTTGAATGCAACAGCTTCTACAATCTTCGACTTAGATACTACATATGCTGGTTCTACCATCGTTGGTGGTGAAACTACACACGCTGTACAAAGAAAACTTATCACTAAGATGGTACACGCTTCTAACTTTATCGCAACTGAAGGTCGTGTTGGACCTGCTCAGTTCGCTGTAACAAACGGAGGACTTGCCGCATCTCTTATGGATATTGCTGGTTACACAATCAACCCAACTAAATCTAAAATCAATGGTTCTGGTCAACTTTATCCAGTTGGTCAAATCGGAGACATCCAGATTTATGTTGACCCATACATGAAATATAACGATAACAGAATCGTTATTGGTAGAAAGAATAATCCTGACCAGCCTGGTATCATTTTCGTACCTTACTTAATGGCTCAGTCTATCAGCCTTATCTCTGAAGCTACTTTCGCTCCAAGATTGTTACTCCGTTCTAGATATGCAATCGCTGAAGTGGGTTGGTACCCACAGAAGCAGTTCATGACTATCAACGTGGTAGATCCAAATATTCTCCTCAACTAATCATAGTTTGGAAAATAATAAAAAAAACCTCCCATCAGGGAGGTTTTTTTTATTTGATATATAAAGAAAAAATATAAGATTATGCAAAGAGATGACCAACACTTGATTAAAGGAAACTCAAAAATATCTAAAGAGGACGAAAACTATTTGAGAGAAAAGTTTGTGAATGAATATGCAAGAAAAAAAGGTTGGGATAAAGGAAATTTGACACCAACTCAAATGTTGGAAATTGTTCAACAATCTGGGTATAAAAATCCAGGAATGATATTATCTTAATAAACTTAAATTTATTATACTACTATAATAAATAAAAAGGATTTTAATGCAGAATTTATACAAACCAAAGTTTACGTATGTAATACCATTTAGATATAGTAGAGATAGAATTTTACCACTGAGAAGAACGGTCGAGTGGTTATCTGGTTTCCAAGGAGTCGAAGTGCTTATCGTAGAACAAGATAAGGTTTCTAAGATTGCTGAAATGAATCTCAAAGCTAGACATATTTTTTTGGAAAGTGACGCACCTTTTAATAAAGGATGGGCTTATAATGTAGCTTTGAGAAGGACGACTTCTAATGTTTTGGTATTCGGTGATGCCGATTTTATTATGAACCCTAATGAAATGATTGAAGGGTTGAAATCCTTAGAGTTTTTTGATTGTATCATTCCTACTAAGTCTATTGCTAGATTGAATAATATGGAATCAAATGCTGACTTATCTCAAATATTCACAATAAAAAGAGAGGAATTTAAATTTAATTTGTGTGATGGTATGTCAATTTTTAAAAGGGATACCATTCAAAAAATTGGAGGTTGGAATGAAGATATACTCGGAAATGGTTATTTGAATAAATTTCAAGATTTGAAAATAAAAAAGATGTTGAATTATAAACAAATGGATTATATTGGTTACCATCTATATCATGTACCGACACCACCAGACCAAATGTTAACACAGAGAAATCAAAGTATTCTAGAATATTATGAAAAACCAGATTCTGACCTTAATCAACACATCAATAACACAGTACCAAAAGCTGGTTTCTTGAATAAGTATCAGAGTTAATACTCAATTCTTACTTTTTTATATTTCATGAGGAGTTGATACAACTCCTCATATTCTTTATTGAGGTTTTCGATAACTTTGTCTGCCCAATCTCTATTGTCAAAATATTCGATTTTCATACCATCTCTTAATTCGTTCCTTGATGTTGGGAAATAATATCGTTTTTCCTCTATGAATGAATATGAAACCCCATTAAAGAGATAAGTTTTATTTTTTTCATCACCGTTGTAAATCGAATGACTCATCGGTATCTCTTCACCACTCTCATTTATTTTGTTAACTTTAGTATCACCATTATACTTTACCAAGACACTTTTCTGGTCAAAATATCTCATTAAATATAAAGCATCCTCTCTCAATTTATCGTTATCAATACTATTTGGGAAACATAGATAGGACTGTTCTCTATTACCCTCAAATACACCCTCAACGGATAATATAGTATAATCTTTAGAATATAAAATACTACAAGCTCTTTCACAGTTTATTTTATTTTCCTCCGATGTATTTTCAATTTTCTCAGGTGAAAAAAGAATGAAATTTACTTTTGAATCTGACAGCTTAATCATATATGGTATATATAAAATTTACCATTTGAACTCGTTTGACAAATGCTTATAAAAAACACTTTCTAACATTTCTCTATCTGATTTTTTACAAATTATACTATCATGAACTGTAATCAATCTGATATTTGGATTTATATCATTCAATTCCTTTATTATTTTGTTAAATATTAGGTCAGACTCTAGATTTTGCAAATCATAGGCTAGTGATTTATAGTCACCCCTCATTTTTTTATAAAACTTTATAAAGTTATAAATAGTTGGGAATATTTTGGAGAATGCAATATCAAATTTTGTTTTATAGTTTTTACCAAAAAATACATTATAGACCAAATCTTTAGCCTCTTGTTTGGTTTTTATATTACCAACGTCCATAATGTACTGATAAAACGTTCCATATCTTGTCAAATCTCTAAACAAGGAGAACTCATTTTCATCAACCTTATCTTTCCCCCAAATTTCGATTATTTTATTCAAAAACATAGGTTGACTATTTTTGATGTCAATCTCAAATGTTTCCTCACCTTCTATTAATAGACAGTTTTTCCTAATGAAAGATTTTAGTATTGTGAAATTGGTATGCATTCTACCATAGTTATCAAAATGATAAAATATGTGTTTATCATTTATACACTCAACACTGTATCGGTTCCTTTCATAAATATCAGAGTCTTGTATTGTTGAATCCAAATAGAATATTGACCTCGAAAAATCTATCTCAACAAAAAAAAGATCCTGAACTAGTTTCTTTTTTATTTCTGCATCGATATTGTTTTTATCGATGTTATTACTTTCTATAAAGTTTAGAGCGTTTTTATATTTCTTTATTAAAACCTTATCCTCATTTCTAAATCTTTTGGGAGTTTTTAAACAATCCTCTGATAACTTATAAACTCTAGCATTTTTACCCTTTTTATGGTTTCTTATTAATACTAGTATATTTTTTTCAGTTAAATATTGGATGTAATAGTTATATAAGTATCCGTATTTTTCCTTTAGTATTAACGATGATAGATGGAAAATATTATCTTTTTTGAAATAGTATTTTAAAATTAGATTATGAACTATATCAATAAGATAAGATGTTTTGAGTTTTGTATCTTTGTAGATTAAAGTTTTCGATAATGACTCAATAGCAAGTTTACTTGGTAAAAACTGCAGACTTGATTTCTTGTCCTTTAATACCTTGGACTTATCATACTTTGGGTTTACCTTATACTCCTCTACACAAACCATAGGAAGATTATAAAGTCTAATTCTTAAAGGTTGATTAAGGTTTTATAGTTTTTTCCATCCCCTTTGAGAATGGAGATTTCTTTTTTTCCTTATCAGATTTGCCCGTTTGTTCGAGTTCAGTATAGACATCAGGATATACATTGCCCTCACTATCTTGGTCGTATTTGATATCAAAAAACTCACCAAAATCAACAAGTCCACTCCTTGTGAGTTCAATCTCACTCTTTTTATTAAAGTACTCGTCAATTTTCTTACCAATCGAATCTACAAACTTATTGAAAATCATAATTGTATTTTCTGTGAAAACACCTATTGGTCTTTTTTTCTTTTTATTGAAAGAACCTAATATTACTTTGAAACAATATTCTAGTTTCTTGTCCTCCGATACGTAGGATTTAGTTAACTTGTTTGGTATGAGTTCTTGATTTATTCTGAACTTATCTTTATCAAAAAACTCTGGTACTACAAAATCAAAATTCAATAAGTCTTCTTTGACATCAGCTAAGTAGAAATTGAAAAGTCTACAAACAATATCTAAGTAAGCCTCGTCTCGTCTGTTACCAGAAATACTGAGTTTATTCATATCCACACTTTGGCAAAAATTCAAAAAGTTAATAAGAATCAAAGTATAAATCTCCAAAAACTCAGTTGAGTTGGTTTCGGATATTCTCTTATAGAGGGGATTGAGTATTTCAAACGAATGGTCTTGACCATCTACTCTTATTATCAATTTCTCTAGATTTGATTGATAATCATCATCCATTAAAAATGAACCGGTCATATTTGGATTTAGTAACTTATAGAAAAAATAGGTAAATGATTTTTCACCAAACACATAATCTAAATCAGATTCACTGGTGTTGATGAAATATTTAATCATTTCTTTAGTTTCTTCACCTAATTTACCCATAAATATCACAGGTATTATATCAGTTTCTAAAAGTCTAGCATATTCATCAAGTTCGTCTAATGTATAATCGAATTTATTCCCTTTACAAATAGATGTTAAAACTAAGTTATTCTTAGGTATTCTGGAGTATGTGATATTAGCTGGTTGATTGTCTGGGAAATATTCAAAACAAAACCACCATTTCCTATTCAATAAACCTTTTACTCTATCTGGTAAACCATCAAAAAAACTTATTGCATCATTGTAGTAATATTGCATAGCCAAATCAATTAGATTGATTGGTTCTGAGCTTAATGATTTTGGCTTTATTGTGAAATAATTACCATTCCAGTTTACATATATTTTACTACCCTGTATATCCTCTAGTATTGTTAAATCACTATCAAGAATTTTATTAAGCAAGTCTTGGTCGGATATTTGGGCTAAATTCATCAGTTTTGACATATTATTCTATTAGAAACGTTATTTTTTTGTTTTATAAGTAAGTTCTAATTTCTTATATTAATATATATTAAATATGATTTATTTGAAATCATTTCTTGAATCTAAAAAGGAAAAAAATACAAGTTCAAAAAACTTGATATTGATGGATTTGTTGTCTATCAAGGTAAAGATGCCGTGTCAAATGATTACATCACTTTGGAACTGGCAAAAGAAAATGATATTTGGTTACATGCAAAAGGTGTGCATGGCAGTCATGTGATTATTAAAGTAAAAGATAAACAACCAACAGAAATAACTATAAAAAAGGCTGCTGAAATTGCCGCTAAAAATTCAAAATCCACAGAAGAAAAAGTAGAGGTTGTTTACTGCAAAAAGAAATTTATTAAAAAGGAACCAGGAATGAAGGCCGGTGAGGTAAAACCTGATTATATAAACGCCTATACAATTTTTGTTTCCAAAAAGTAATATATATTTAATGACTAAAAAGGGTAGTGAAAGTGATAAAATTATGATTCGTTTCACCGAGGATTTCTGGGTGTATCTTGATTTAATGATGGATACGGACAGTTCAGAAGTCGCATACAAAATATCGGAACTAGCAAATAACCTTCTTGTAAGAAATATAATGCGTATAGAAGAAATCGATATTTCTGAAAAGTTAGGTAAGTTCAGTGTTAAGATTGGAAAGAGTGCAGTAGATATAGGGATTAATGCTTTCTTAAAAAACTATTTTCCAAACGAACTCACAGATAGAGAAATCGGTAGGTATGTTGCAAATCACAACCAAGTCATAGAAGCAAATCTTGTAATGGATGATGAAGACGAGGAAGAAGAAGATTGGTACTCACCTCTACAAAACAAATATGCAGACGAGAAAAAATCTGGTCAACCAGAAATAGAGGTACCTAGATTTTCTTTCAACCCCAAGAATGTTAAAGCAACATTTATTTCTCTTGTAACAGAGACGTATCCTTATGGACATGAGGAAGAGGTTCATAAATATTTGACACCAGGATTGAGCCAAGATAAACATGGTAACCTGTATAAAGTTATAGGAAATGCTGACACTGCATTCACTTGTCATTTAGATACTGCTTCTAGAACAAAGGAATCAGTTGGACTTATTGAGTTCGAGAAAGATGGTGATACATTCATTAAAACGAATGGTAAAACAATATTGGGAGCTGATGATAAGTCTGGTGTGACAGTTTTAATGTATATGATAGCTCATAATATACCAGGTGTGTATTGGTTCTTTATTGGTGAAGAAAGAGGTGGTCTTGGTTCAAGAGCAGCTGTGAAAGATATAGACCAATATCCATTTATGAAAGGAATAAAAAAAGTAGTTTCTTTCGATAGAAGAAATTACTATTCTGTCATAACCTCTCAAATGGGTGTAGATTGTTGCTCCAATGAGTTTGGATTATCTTTATGTAGTGAGTTAAATAAACATGGTATGGAGATGAAACTAGACCCAACTGGTGTGTTCACAGACTCTGCAAACTTTATAGATGATGTACCTGAATGTACTAATGTATCAGTTGGTTATTTTGACGAACACAGAACAACGGAAATGCAAAACATTTCCCACCTTGAAAGATTATGTAAAGCTTGTGTTAGTGTAGATTGGGCAAATCTTGTTGTTAAAAGGAGTATCGGTATTGAAAATCAAGTCTTATCAAAGAAATACCAAAGAGCTATCACTGATTTAAGGAAACTAAGATTAGTTAATAAAATAAATCTTAAAAGCCAGGAAGATAAAATTATTGTAGATATGGATATAATAAATGGTGATTTGGATGGTGTTTCTGGAGATTTTGATAAGTTGGAGGAATTATTTGCAAAATATAGGATTAATGCTGATTTAACTTTCCATGAATCGACAATAAAAATAGTTTTTGGATGATGGATAATATAAAGAATTTTTCAGGTTTCAAGGTTAATGAAAATGATGATGATATGGAACACATCACATCAGTCCTAAGACAAATGATAAGAGCTCAAAAATTGGAACAATTTATTTTATTGTATAAAGAAAACTACGACATTATGATTGAATTTGTTCTTAAAGATAAAGAACCATTTGCTAAAATGGTTAAGATATTGGATTTGATGAAAAAAATCAATAAAGATATTTTGGTAAACTATGAGTGTGCTATTGATTTATGGAAAACCAAAAAGAGCAAACCACTCCTCACAGTAGACTTTTATTATAAATCATCACCAAGTAAGAGTAAGTATTTCGATTTTTCTGATGATTTTCCTTACTAAACTTTTTAAACTTTTTATATTAAATATATAAAAGTGTAGTTTTTAATTTTACATGGGGATGAAATGGAATTGATTCACGTTGTAGGGTTAAAATAGCAGGCATTGGGTGATATCGACCAATTAAATAAGGTATCGAAAGTCCAAATGGCAACACAAACGAAGTAGCTAGCAAAGAAGATGTAGTATTTGCCCTACGCAACAACATCCTCAAGACAAACGAGGTGGCTTTTGTAGCCTAATTGTTTTCAACAGTATTGAGTCTGTCAAACTCACGATGTTATAGGTCAGTTAGAATCGTAAAATCAAATTGAATATTTTGTCGGTTTAGAAAAACTATTGACTAAGCTTGTGAAAGATATTTTAGGTCTAGGCGGGGAAGACCGGGGAGTCGGAGCCCCGCATCTCCACAAATAAACCCCACCAAATGGTGGGTTTTTTTATGACTTATATTTTCCACCACGACGTTTCCTTTTACAATATTGCTTCTGTGAAAATCCAAGATTGGGACTGCTACAATTTATCTTCTTCTTGTATTTAACAGACCATCTGGATTTCATACCCTTTCTTGGTTTGTTATACCCCTCTGTAATGAATTCTTCGTATGAGAGTATATTTTCCATAATTACCAGTTACATTCGTGGCAAGAATTCTGTCCATTGCCATCACAGTCGTGACATTCTACATAACCTTCCCCATCACAATCTGGACAATCTCTTTCACCATTGCCATCACAGTCTTCACAGTTTACTTTACCATCACCATTGCAATCTTCACAAGAGTTTCCTTCGTCATCTACGCCCTTACCATCACATGTGCCACATTCAATTTCACCAGTCCCTTCACAATCTGGACATTCAGTTTTTCCATTGTTACACTCATCACATCTCAATCTACCTCTACCATAACACTCACCACACTCCACATAACCATCTCCACCACAATAGTCACAAGATTGATTGGAATAACCACCACCAGTGTCTTCTAGTTGGTATTCACCATCACCAGAAGATAATATACCATTAGATGGTGTATAGAACTTTAAAGTATCCAAATAAGGATAACCACTATATTCTTTTGCCTTCACTGTAACTTCCAAATATTTTGGTCTTGATTCTGTACCATCTGGAGCAATCATAGTTGAATCATCTGTTGAACTAGTATATCTCTTTTTCAAGTACCAACCTTGTTGTGCGATATATTGCTTATATAACTCCAAATCAGAATCATCATGGGTATAAATTCTATCCACATAAGTGATTCCATCTGGATACGATAATTTCCAAACAAGTGCTCTTCCTTTTATTTTATCCTCTTGGTCAGCATCTTTTAGAATAAGTAAATTACAAACATCAGGATTTTCAGTGTAGATTTCAAGCCAACTAGCCCTAGCTCTACCCATACAGGAGTTACTCAATTGACCTTTAGATGTTCCGTGTAAATAGTTATCACTTTGATACCAATGATATATTCGACTACCTGAAACTAATTCAAAGTTTCTAAATACATCATTATACCTATCAAATTCTGACTTATATTTATTTACAAACACCTCAATTTCTTGATTTGAAAATGTTTGATTGGAGGCTCTCAATAAACCTTGTATAGTTGCACCAACTCTGCCAGGCTGTCTATTTCTAGTGAATGGTAACTTTGATGAATCTGATACTATAACTCTGTTTTTGTTCACTACAGTTGTTCCATTAGGAAACTTAACCATAACATACCTATTGCCAGACGGTGCTTCGGTTTCAGAAACTAATTCACCCTTTTCATCCGTCTGTGGTTTATATGTTTCTGGTCCCTCTGGTGTATATCCAAGTGCTGAGAATATTTCAGCATTTGCATCAGAGTGTCTTAAATAACCACCACCCGACAATGTAACTTGCCAAACTTCTGGACCATTGAGGATTTCTTTAGCTTTTCTATCAGTAATGAATGTTACTTGATTCTTATTATCACCAATATCAATATAGTTATTAGCTACATCCAAATCTTTTGATTCCATATCCAAAAGAGCTGTTGCTACTGGAGAATCTATTTTTTTAAGTATGTTTTTAAACTTATCAGAGTAAAAAACTTCCGATTCGTTCAATTTTAAACTATTTCTGAATTTATTGTATCCAAATATAAACATCATTAAAGTTCATTTTTTAGGAAATCTTCTACTTGAGTGATGCATTCTTTAGCAGCTGACATATGGTCTTCTGCCCAATCATGACCATCGGTCAATATTTCATCAACTTCTTGGTCGTTTAGTCCCATCATATCTTCACACATTCTATGAATAGACTCAATATTTCCAAAAAACATATAGTTTTCGTTTGAATGGTTTTCTTTGACACCATGATTCATCAAGAAATTATAAACATGAGATAGATTTTCTTTGGCTATAGAAATATGGTCCTCAGCCCAGTTGTGACCATCATTCAAAAGTTGATTCACACTTGATTGGTCCATAGATAAAATATCCTTAGAAGCATTATGAATAGTTTCTAAATTATTGAAAAACATATAGGATGTAGTTCCAGATTCATTTTCATAATCTATCTCATCATGTCCAACATTCATCTCCGGCTCACTTGTCATTTCATCTTGAAAGTTTTCGAATGATTTTACCACTTTATATTTATGGTCTTGTTTAGTGTCATCATCTTCCTCCAAAGATTTAATCCTATCTTCGATTTGGGATTTTGTGAGATTGTTATCCATTTTATTACTTAAAGTATTCCAATGTAGTTCATCCTGACCACTATGAGGAGTATTCTCACCACTCACTTTATCATCACGATTTTGTCTTGCAACTTTCTTCAAGTCATCTTTTTCTTTTTTGATATTATCTACAAAAGGAGCAAATCTTTGTACTCTACTATCTTTTGTGTTATAAAGTGGATTATTATTTGGTATCATGATATTATTTAGATATTTTTCTCTTAATGGTATATATTAACGGATTATTTTAACTTTTCATCCAACAGTTTGGCTATATTACTACCGATGGTGAAATGTATATTTTTTAAAGTATCAACCTTTATTGAGGTGTACTCATCCAAGAACTTGAACTGGAATGTATAGGTATCATAGTCATCATCCTCGCCTCTTTCCTCTTTCTTGATAGAAAGGTTTATCATATAGTTATCATTTATGTTTATTTTAAAATCGAATGTTACATCTTCACAAGGTGCGGTTTTGAATTTTGGCTCATATTCAACATCAAAAACACTATACTCAGTTATTTTCGACCTCTTCATATAGTAGTTCAAAAACATAGCCGGAGCTTCTATAAAGTCAGAAAGTATTTGAATATCAGTTCCAAAATCATTTGACGATATAATATCATCTACTTTTGTTTTTAGTTCGATTTCGTTTTCAAAAGTTACTTTATTGTAAACACAGTTTATATCGTATAAGTAAATGAATGAGTTTTCTATTAGGTTTTGCTTATCTTTATCCACTTTGAATATGAACTTGGTGTGTATTATCAAAGTCTCTTCTATAGATATACCATGTATTGAAATAACTAGTTTATAGAATTTTTCATTTTTTGACATTTCATAAACCACATCAACACTTGCTACCCTTCCATCTTCCTCTTGGAAAATTTCTTTGAATATTTCTTCTACCTCTTTTACTGTAACCATTTTATTTATATTGTTTATCGTAAGCTTTATTTCTTAAATCCATGAACCTTTCAATGTATCCATTTCTTCTAAGCAATTTGAATACTAAATTCTCAACAGAAAATTCACCCTCACTATCTAAGCCAGACTGTCTAGCATCTTTTATTTTTTTCCAAAGTTTCTTTATTTTTGATTCAAGTTTTTCGTAAGGTTTACCCCCATCAAAATCCTTTTCCAAATCTTTTATACTTTGCATAAAGATTTCAGCTTTCTTTCTAATCTTTTCGTCATCAGGAACAAAGTTAGATTTACTTGGTTTTTTCAACCATTTATCCTTCATTAAAGAGTATACACCCGTTGCTGTTAATTCATCTTCAAGTGACTGACAATAAATTTCAACATCATATCCTTTTATTTTAATGTCATGTTGAAATTTCCAACTCTTCTCGACTGCATCTAAATATTTCCTAACTAAATTAACATCGTCATTCACATCAGAAAAATCGAATACCAAATGTAAATCTATATCAGAATATTTACTCCAATTGTAGTTTGCTAAAGAACCAGTGAAAATTAAATCATCTAATTTAACTTTACCCAAATCTAACTTATCGAAATAATCATTACCGAGTTTTATTAACCCATCTTTAATTTCCTCATCAAGTTCGAAATCATCCCAAAATTCTGGGCTCAATTCATCTTGTAATTTGAATGATTTGATTGGTTCAAATTGCGCTTGTGTGAAATCTTCAAAAAACCTGATGTGCATAATTATTTGATTTATTGTATATATTAAAACATTCGAGTATTTTTTGATAAAATACACAAAACAGATAAGAATAAAATGATACCAAATTTTACAAGAGAAAATCCTGAAGAATATGTTTTTCCGGATAGGAAAGATTTGAAGAAGAAAAAAGAAGAAGATAAAAACTTTTATGAGGATGTTGTAGAACAAGTAAAATCTATTGATGTAGATGGGATAGATTTTGAAAATAGTGACTTTAAACCAAGGTCCGAAATAAAGCAAAAACAAATGGTTTACTTTTGGATAAGAGTTTACCTTAAAGAAGAACTTGATATCGAACCCAATACTGATGTAAAAATAACTTACCAAGAAACTGGCGAATCAATAACAACTAAGTTTATTTGTTATTCTAAGAAAGGTTTGGATAAGGATAACGATAATGAGGTTGTGAACTATATCGATGAAGATGATAAAAGGGTTCTTTGTCTTATGATAGAAGAGGAAAGAATCAATATTAATAATAGTGATATACCATTTTTGAAAACTCTCTTTAAGATTGGTAGATA